TCACCACAATCATTTGGTAGACCAGACCCTATTGTAGAGTTTGCGGATAAACTAAAAAGAATGGGTGATAAAGATGATTGGAAAGCTGCAAAAGCTATGGAACCAAAGTTAAGAACTTTCGTACCTGTTATTGTAAGAGGTGAAGAAGGTGAAGGAGTAAGATTTTGGGGATTTGGTAAAACTGTATATCAAGAGATTCTTGGTTATATTGCAGACCCAGATTATGGTGATATTACTGACCCTACAAGTGGTAGAGATTTAACAATCGAATATAAATCAGCAGAACAGGCTGGTACCACTTATCCAACTACTACTATTAGAGTTAAACCAAGCGAAACACCATTGAGTGAGGATACAGATAAGGCAACTTCATTTATTGAATCACAAACTGAAATTACAGATTTATATTCTGAATTATCTTATGATGAATTAAAATCAGTATTAGAAGGATGGTTGAATCCAACTGCAGAAGGTAAAGATGAATCAGTTTCACAAGAATCTCTTTCAACTAAACCTGTAACTGAAACTAAAACTACTACATCTAATGATGGTGGTTCAGTAGAAACAAAATCAGATTCAAAGAAAACTGATGATGTTGCAGCTGCATTCGATGACTTGTTTAACAATTAATACAAAACTATATGGCGAAAAAGAAAGCAAAAGAGCTAGACCTAGCAGATGTTCTTGCGGGTGAACTTAACAAATATTCCAAAGACCAAAAAGTAGCATACTTCCTTGATTCAGATGAAGCACCTACAAATGTAGAAGGGTGGGTATCGACAGGTTGTGCTATGTTGGATGTTGCTGTTTCTAATCGTCCTTATGGTGGTTTACCAGTTGGTAGAATCACAGAAATTACTGGTTTAGAACAAAGTGGAAAATCATTAGTATCTGCACACCTTTTAGCTGAAACGCAAAAATTGGGTGGAGTTGCTGTATTGATTGATACAGAAACTGCAGTAAGTAGAGAATTTTTAGAGGCAATCGGTGTTGACGTCTCTAAACTTCTTTATGTATCAGCAGATTCAGTTGAACAAATCTTTGATTTCACAGAAACTATCATCGAAAAGGTAAGAACTACTGATAGAGATAAATTGGTTACTATCGTAGTAGATTCAGTTGCAGCTGCTTCAACTAAAAACGAGTTGGCATCTGATTACAACAAAGATGGATATGCTACTGATAAAGCAATTATTATATCAAAGGCGATGAGAAAGATTACCAATATGATTGGTAGACAGAAAATTACTTTGGTATTTACCAACCAATTAAGACAAAAAATGAACGCAATGCCGTTTGGTGACCCATGGACTACAAGTGGTGGAAAAGCTCTTGCTTTCCATGCCTCTGTAAGATTGAGATTGAAGGGAATGGGACAAATCAAACAAAAGGTAAACGGCAACGATAAAGTTGTTGGTATGAAAGTTCGTTGTCAGGTTGTTAAAAACCGAATGGGACCACCACTAAGAGCAGCAGATTTTGAAATCTATTTTGATAGAGGAATCGATAACTATGGTTCTTGGTTAAAGGTGATGAAAGAAAATAAATTAGTAAAACAAGCTGGTGCCTGGTACACTTATGTTGATACTGATACAGGTGAAGAGATTAAATTCCAATCAAAAGAATTTATTGGTTTGATGGAAGATAGAGATGATGTAAGAGAACAAATTTACAAAAAGATTTGTGAAGAATCAATCTTACAATATAAATCAGATACACTTGATATTGACTCAATGGAACTTGATACTGAAGGTAGCACAGAATAAATTTAAATTATGGCAAAAATAGATAAAAGACTTTATGATATGTTAAAGTCAGAAGCTGAGGCTGATAAGAACAAAGCATTATTATCGTTAGATTTACTTAAAAACTTTCCAAGTGGAATAGGAGACCATTCTACTAAAGATTTTTGGGATAACGCAACTGCTGCTTTGAAATTATTAGCATCTGCAGATGAAAGATTAGAAACTTTAGAGAAGTATTTCTCAACAAAAGAAGTATTATAATGAAACAACTCTACAAAAACATATTAGATTCGGTTGAAAGAGACCATGACCAAAATATCGATAGAAAACAAAACGATAGAGTTTTAATTATCGATGGTCTAAATACATTCATCAGATGTTGGTCATCCATTCCTACAATGAATGATGATGGTGACCATGTTGGTGGTGTTACTGGTGCTCTAAAATCAATAGGTTACGCAATTAGACAAGTACAACCGACTCGTGTTGTTGTAGTATTTGATGGTAAGGGTGGCTCTATAAAAAGAAAAAAACAGTTTAGTGGTTATAAAGCTAACAGAGATAAGAATAAACTCAGAGTAAATCGTGCATATTCAGATTTAATGAATGATGAAGATGAGAGAGAATCTATGAAAAGACAGTTCGTTTGGTTAAATGAAATGTTAGATGGATTACCAATCACAACTATGATTTACGATGGTGTTGAGGCTGATGATGTTATGGCGTATATCACTACACACATTCTTAAAGATAAAGAACAGGCGGTAGTAATGTCAACTGATAAGGATTTCCTACAATTAGTTGATGAAAATACTATCGTCTGGTCACCAACCAAAAAGAAAATTTATAATAGAAAATCAGTTTTTGAAGAATATGGAATTGATGCTAAAAATATTTTAGTATATCGAGTTCTTGATGGTGATAAATCTGATAATATACCTGGAGTTTATGGTTGTGGTATCAAAACTTTAATCAAAAGATTTCCAGAGATAACAGAAGAAAAATTAGTTACAGTTGATGATTTGTTTGAATTAACTGAACAAAAGATAGAAGAAACAAAAGGAAAAATAAAAATATACAATGATATTTTAAAAGCCAAGAAACAAATATATCTAAATGAAAAATTAATGCAATTGAAAGATGTTGATATATCGGGTCAGATAAAAATGAAAGTTTTAGATAGATTTAATGAAAAAATAAAACCACTTAATAAAATTGATTTCTTAAAAATTTTATTAAAATATAAAGTTGTTAATAACTTTGGTGATATTAATGATTGGTTAAAAATTACTTTTGGAAATATTATTACAAAATAATTTGGATTTTAAAAATATTTTTCGTATATTTGTAGTTACAATTAGAGTCAATAAATGCAGGATATAGATACTTTATCAAAATATGGACAATCTTTTCAATCTAAGGTTGTATCCGCATTACTTACAGATGGTAAGTTTTTAGATACAATATCTGAAGTAACAACTTCTAAGTTTTTCGAGAACGATGCAAATAAATGGATTGTATCTGAAATACTTGGATATCACGAAGATTACAAAAAACCTCCAACCCTTGATGTATTCAAAGGACAATTAGCAAAGTTAGATAATGAGATACTTAAGAAAACTGTGGTGGAACAACTCCGTCATGTTTTTACTCAAATCGGTAATGTTGATTTAGATTACATTAAAAACGAATTTACAAACTTTTGTATAAACCAAAACCTAAAAGGAGTAATTCTACAATCAGTAGATTTATTAAAAGCAGGAAATTATGATAGAATTAAAGATTTAGTTGATAAAGCAACTAAAATCGGTAATGATACAGATTTAGGAACTGATTATATAGAAAGTTTTGAAGATAGGGTTACAGAACTCAAAAGAAATGTTGTACCAACCAACTGGCAACCAATCAATGATTTGATGGATGGTGGTTTAGGACCTGGTGAACTTGGAGTTGTTGTTGCCCCATCTGGTGTTGGTAAGACATGGATACTTACCGCAATAGGAGCTTCGGCTGTTCGACAAGGTTTGAGTGTAGTTCACTATACATTAGAATTATCTGAACACTATGTAGGTGCAAGATATGATACTGTATTTACACAAATACCTTCTGTTGATATAAAAGACAGAAAAGAAGAAGTAAGAAGTAAAATAGAAGGGTTAAAAGGAAAACTACTTATTAAGTATTTTCCACCAAAAGGTGTTACAGTCAAAAAGTTACAACAACACATAGAGAAGATGATTGCAACAGATAACAAGCCCGATGTTATTATTGTAGATTATGCAGACCTTTTACTCTCCCATTCCAATAAGACAGACTCTACTTATGCGGAACAAGGAGGGGTTTACATCGACCTTCGTGGTATGAGTGGTGAATTGGAAATTCCAATATGGACTGCATCTCAAACCAATCGTTCAGCCATTGATTCAGAAGTTATCGAAGCAGATAAAATTGCTGATTCATATGCAAAAGTAATGAATGCAGATTTCATTATGAGTTGGAGTAGAAAATCAAAAGATAAACTAAATGATACTGCTCGAGCACATATTATGAAAAACAGATTTGGACCTGATGGAATTACATTCCCATGTAAAATGAACACAAATACAGGTTACATTGAAGTTTTTGAACAGAACTCACCAGATGGTGTTATTGCTCAAAAACAAGCTGCAAGTGGACAATTAGAAACAAAAAAACTTTTACACAAAAAGTATGTAGAAAATATGGGTTAGTATATCAAAAAATTTTAACAGAGATAGATAGAAAACCTTTATTGTATGGTAAAATAAAAAATAATATGAAATTCTTTTCGTTTTTCAATATATACAATAATTATAAACACGACCAGTATGTTGGTCACTTCAAAAATAAATTTAAAAAAGGAATATTTTATGGCAAATTCAAACGAAATCTTCGAACAAATTAAAGAGTTATATACTCAATTCGAAACAGAACACAATGGTTCATCAAAAGCAGCTAAATCAAGAGCTAGAAAAGCAATTGGTGAAATCAAAAAATTAGTAACAGATTACAGAAAAGCATCAGTAGAA